AATGGTATTTTCGATCTGTCATCAGATGCAGACGGCCGTTGGTCAGTTGAGAAGTTTAAAGGTTTGATCGTACAGATTGAGCGTGAAGCTAACCAAATTGCTAAAGACACCCGTCGTGGCAAAGGTAACTTCATCATCTGTTCATCAGACGTAGCATCTGTTCTTTCTGCTTCAGGTATGCTTGACTATGCTCCAGCAATGTCAACAAACTTGAATGTAGATGATACAGGCAACACCTTCGCTGGTATCCTGAATGGTCGTACCCGCGTCTATATTGACCCATATGCAACTGCTGACTATGTCACTGTTGGTTATAAGGGTACAAACCCATATGACGCAGGTCTCTTCTATTGCCCATACGTTCCATTGACAATGGTACGTGCGGTTGGTGAGGACACCTTCCAGCCTAAGATCGGCTTTAAGACACGTTACGGCATGGTTTCAAACCCATATGTCGACACAACTAACATGTCTGGTCGTGATGGTCTGGCTGCCAACAAAACTAACCAGTATTATCGCATTTTCCGCGTGGACAATCTCCTCGTATCTGCATAATAACAATAAAATAATAATAAACTGGGAGGGGTTCGCCCCTCCCTTTTTTAATATAAAACTAGTATAAATAGATGTATGGCAACACTAACAGAAAATTTTAATTACTTACAACCTACTAGTTTTAAGTTAGTTATTGATCGGAAAAATTATCCAAATTTGGAGTTTTTCTGTCAAACAGTTACACATCCTGGTATGATAATGAATCCAGTGGAGTTGGGTATACCTCGACTTGCTGGGTTACCATTTCCAGGCGAATCACTTACATTTAATGAATTGTCTACCAATATATTATTAGATGAAGATATGAAATCTTATGATGAAATGTATAAATGGATGTTAAGATTGCTTGAGAATAATATGGTAGGTAGAAAAAAAACTACTGAAATTCCTACCTATGCAGATATTACATTATCAATTCTTTCGAGTCATAATAATCAAACAAAACAAGTAAGATATATAGATTGTATTCCTACTTCTTTGGGAGACATTGTATTCGAATCAACAGCGGATGGTCAGACTTTTATTACATTTGCTGCAACATTTAGATTTAATTACTTCGAGTTGGTATAAATGACAGAATCAAGAGCAAGAATATTAGCGGGTATATTAGATAATACTGGTGATATTAAATTGACTAGTTTAGATAATGTATCTCATCCTGATCAGACAGGTTTAACTGTATATGCAACACTCGATGATTTACCTACATCTGGCTTGACTTCTGGTCAGCAGGCCTTTGTCACTAGTGCAAATCGTGTATATGTCTCTAATGGATCTGGATGGTACAGTGTTGCATTATTTAATGCAACACCTAGATTAACTATCAGTCCATCTGGTGCTGTAACACTGGCAGTAGATGGTTCCACGCCTACAGTCATTACACTCACAGGAACAGATAGCGATAATGCAGATGCAAGTTTGGTATATTCAGTTGAATCAGATGGGTCTTTTGCAAATATTGCTACACTGAGTCAAGATTCAAGTGTGTTCACGATTACACCATTAAGTGAAGATAGTGCTACACCAGGATCATCTACTCTCACATTTAAGGTAAGTGATGGCATTAGCTTTGGATCTGGGACAACACAGTTTAGTCTGACATTTGGTCCTGATTGGTCTGCAACGCCTACCGAAAGAAAAATAGTTGCGTCTGATGCGCTTGCCGGTGATGTTTTCGGTGATGCGTTAGAGTTAAGTGGTGATGGAAACTATGCCATTGTTGGTGCACAATATGGTGATACTGGCGCGACGACGAATACTGGTGCCGCTTATATATTTTTAAGATCCGGATCAAATTGGACCCAACAAGCTAAGTTAACAGCGTCAAATGCTGGTGCGGGTGATGCTTTTGGTGATGGCGCAGTATCCCTTAATTCCGACGCTACATATGCAATGGTTGGCGCAAAATTGGAAGATACAGGTGCCAGCAACGCCGGCATGGCTTATGTCTTTACTCGATCTGGTACTAACTGGTCACAACAAACAACATTACAAGCTAGTGACAGATCTGTTCTTGCAAATTTTGGGGCTTATGTATCACTTAATTCAGATGCTACGTATGCTGCCATTAGCGCCCCTAGCGATGCTGGGTCTTCTAGTAATGAAGGTGCAGTTTATATCTTTACAAGGTCAGGATCTACATGGACACAACAAGCTAAATTAGTCGCGTCAGATACCGCTCAAAGTCTTTATTTTGGTGAAACAGTTTCAATGAACAATGATGGTTCTTATGTTATTATTGGTGCTTATGGTGATAGTACAATCGGGACTAGTAATGGCGCTGCTTATGTCTTTACAAGGTCAGGATCTACATGGACACAACAAGCTAAAATAACTGAATCAGGTGCAGCTTCTTATGATTATTTTGGTTGGAAAGTGTCGATCAATGGTGATGGTTCTTATGCTGTTATAAGTAAATATTCAGACAATTCAAACACCGGGGCGGCTTATGTATATACAAGATCTGGCTCTACTTGGACACAGCAAGCCGTATTGACAGCATCAGATGGTGCTACAGGTGATAGATTTGCATTTGGTGTGGCTATATCCCGTAATGGGTCCGTTATTATTGCCGGAGCAAATGGGGAAAATGATAACGGTTCAAACGCAGGTGCAGCTTACGTCTTTAAAAGATCTGGTTCTACTTGGACACAACAGAGAAAAATAACCTCATCGGATATACAAGCAAGTGATTATTTTGGTGCTGCAGTATCAATAAGTAGTGAAGGTGAATATATTATTATTAGCGCACACAGGGAAGATGGTGGTTCTGGTGATCCTAAAGCTGATGCTGGTGCAGCATACATCTATGAAGCAGGTTAATAAGGAAATAAAATAATATGCTCAGTAAAACTCGATTACTTGCAAATCTTATTAGCGGCGGTGGAAGTAGTAGCCTAACAAACGTACAAAGGTGGATAGCGTAATGTCACTTAATAGAACACTTGCAGGACTTATTAATACATCGGGTGATGTTAAATCGACTAGTTTGGATAATGTACCACCTAGTGGATTAGATTCTGCTCAAGTATTATCAATTGCTGGTGGTCTTACCGTTTATGCAACACTAGATGATTTACCAACATCTGGTTTAACATCTGGTGATCAAGCATTTATTACTGCTACAAATCGAATATATGTCTCTAATGGATCTGGTTGGTATAATGTTGCTCTTATAAATGCAACGCCGAGATTAACTATTGACCCTATTGGTGCTGTGGCATTAGCAATTGATGGAACAACACCGACTGTAATTACATTAACTGGTACAGACAGTGATAATGCAGATGCTAGCTTAACTTATAGTGTAGATTCAGACGGTAATTTTGGTGGATTGGCAACTTTGAGTCAAGATAGTTCTGTATTTACTATTACTCCATTAGGTGAAGATAGTGCTACAACAGAAACATCTACTCTTACGTTTAAGGTTTCTGATGGTATTAATTTTGGTTCTGGTACGACTACATTTACATTGTCATTTATAACAATTGTAGCAAATTCAGCTGAAACTACCATGTTATTAAAAGCGGATACTGCCGAAACAGACAATCAGGCGGATACCTCAACCAATAATCATACTATTACAGAAAACGGTAATGTAACTTCAACTGCATTGTCACCATATCATCCTGGTGGTTATAGTACATATTTTGATGGTACAGAGGATTATTTAACTGTCACAAACGATATTTCTTTAAATGTAGGAACTGGTGATTTTACAGTTGAAGCGTGGTTTTATCTCAATGCTGATGATGGATCATATAATATTTGTTCTCAATATGCATCTGGTAATACAGGGGGAATATGGTTAGGCAGATACTCTAATGGATTTGTTTTTAGAAGAGGAGGTGTAGCAGATGTTATAACTGCATCATCTCTTCCTTCTGTAGGCGAATGGCATCACGTTGCAGTCTCTCGTGCTAGTGGTTCTACAAAATTGTTTATTGATGGAACTCAAACGGGTTCTACGGTATCTTCTGATACTAATAATTATGGTGTTACCGCACCTTTTTATATTGGTTCTGATAATGCATCGCCAGCTAGTGGTTACATGAATGGTTATATTCGTGATTTTAGATTGATAAAGGGAACTGGAGTATATGCCTCTAACTTTACTCCTCCGACTGAACCATTAACTGCAATTGCAAATACATCATTACTTGCCTGTCATGCACCATATATTGCAGATGGATCTACTAATGGTAACACAATTACTATTAATGGCAACACATCAACAAAAAGATTTGGCCCATACGATTATAGCCCTTATACAAAAACTGACCATGGTGGTTCTTTATACTTCGATGGTAGTGGTGATTATCTTTCTGTTGCTGGGTCTAATCTTTATAGTCTAGGAAGTGTTTCTGGTGAACCATTTACTATTGAATTTTGGTTTAATTACTTTGCCGTTGGAACCAATGGAAGCGGATTGATTACAAAAGGGACAGCCGGAAGTACAGGTGCGGGTGATATTCTTACAATAGATTTTGTACCAAGTACGAGAGTTGTTGCCTGTACCTTGGATGGTTTATATTCTGGTTATGAAATTACGGGAAATACTGTCTTAAAAGAAAATACTTGGTATCATATTGCATTAGTTAAAAATAGTTCTAATGTTTATAAATTGTATATCAATGGAAAACAAGAAACTGCAACATACAACGCAACAGGTACAATTTCTGCTAGCAGTAATTTCTTTATCGGTACTAATTATTATGCTCCATCAGACATTCAAAGGCAAGCTCATGCTTATTTTTCAGATGTGAGAATAGTATCTACTGAAGTATATACAAACGACTTTACACCGCCAACTGCACCATTAACTGCAATCACAAATACAAAATTACTTACATGTACAAACAAGAATGATATTTGGAATGAAGCACTTGGTGCAAGAATAGCAAAAGTTGGTAATGTAACATCTAGTAACACGCAAAGAAAGTTTATTTCCTCCTCTGCAGTGTACTTAGACGGTGCCGGCGATGCTATTTCCTTTACTCCAGGATATGATGATCCGTTATATAACTTTGGTACACGTGATTGGACAATAGAGGGTTGGTTTTATATTCAGACATTAGCCGCCGGCGGAAAATTTTTATTGTCATTCTTAAGAGCAAGTGCTAATGAAGCAGTGCCACATATTTGGACAAGTTCGACAGATTTAAGATATTATGTTTCAGGAGCAGATAAAATTATAGGATCCAGTGCTCTTACGGTTAATACATGGCATCATATTGCAGCTACAAGAAGCGGAAACGATCACAAATTATTTGTTGATGGTACGCAGGTTGGAAGTACTTGGACCAATGCACAAACATATACACAAGGAAGACCTGTTTTAGGAGACTATCATACCTCATTGAATACCTTAAGTGGTGCGCAAACCTTGCACGGTTACGTACAAGACTTGAGAATCACAAATGGTCTAGCAAGATACACAGCTAACTTTACACCACCTACCGCAGAATTTGACGGATAATAAGTAGTTTACTTTTACTGCATTTTGTGATATAATATATAATTATGTTTGGAGTTATATGATGATTGATTTGAAATCTATCCACGAAATGTGGGCAAAAGACTGCGTTATTGATTCGAATGAACTCGATAAATCTTCTCGAGAACAACCAATCTTACATGCAAAATACCTCGAGCTTCTTTCAACGTATAAACTACATATGAAGCGTGCTGAGTTCCAGCAGAAAATCCTATTAAAACAGAAATGGCTATACTATAATGGTAAGATGGATCATGAAACCTTACAGGAACTTGGTTGGGAAGCTGATCCTTTTAACGGTCTTAAAATACTTAAAGGTGAGTTGGATTATTATTATGATAGCGATCCTGAAATTCAGAAATCTGAAGAGAAAATACAATATTATAAGACTGTTATAGATACTTTAACAGACATTATAAACAATATTAATTGGCGACATCAAACGATCTCAAACATAATTAAATGGAAACAATTCGAGTCAGGAAACTAAATCACGCTAATCTACACATTCAATGTGACAGTGGCACTGCACAAGAACTGAATGAGTTTTTTTCGTTCTATGTTCCTGGATATAAGTACATGCCTGCATTTCGTAATCGAATGTGGGATGGAAAGATTCGATTGTTTACAGTTATGTCAGGTGAATTACCCGCAGGACTTTATCCACATCTTCTACAATTTGCAGAACAAAGAGACTATCTTATTAAGGTAGATGATTCTCCGTATGGTCGTGTAGATGACTATAATAAAGTAGATGTGAAAGAACTCTATAATTTTATCTCAGATCTCGGTATGCCATATATTATTCGGGATTATCAGTTTGATGCAGTGTCAACTGGTATTCATCGAAAACGCGGTGTTCTGCTATCTCCCACGGGATCTGGTAAATCTCTTATCATCTATGCTCTGACTCGTTGGTATCTCGATAACTGTGATAAGATGGTACTCGTGATTGTACCAACTACATCTCTCGTAGAACAGATGTATGGCGATTTTAAAGATTATGGATATGATGTAGAGAATGAAGTGCATCGTATCTATTCCGGTAAGGATAAGAATACTCCAAAGAGAGTAGTAATTTCTACATGGCAGTCAATCTATAAACTACCAAGACAATGGTTTCATCATTTCGGTATGGTAATTGGCGATGAATGTC